CTTTAATGATATATTTGACTCTAAAATACGGTTGCATGAGTGCAAGTTCTTCTGCTGCCTGCAATCTGACGCTAGGTGCAGAGTCAAACACGGACTTTGCAGCAGTGGATAGTTCAAACTGTCCAATATTACAGAATACACCACCCTGATTCACAATGTCAATAGTCTTGTTAATGACTGCACCTCTATTGTTATCCTGAGAATAAGATGTACCAAACTTCTGGTTGATACTACCACCTGGGTCTTGGATGTTTACTAGTCCAGAAGAACCATATGACTCATCATTGCCATATGCTGCATATTCTGTACTGTATCCCCACTGCAAAAAGTGTGAGTGATCACGTAGAGATGAACCGAACCTATCGTAAGTTAGAACACCACCTTGTGCCTCACCCATAAAACCAACAGATTTAGCAGATGCATAAGGGTTACCCTCTGCAGCAGATGTACTGCCTCGTTGTGCATATCTGATCTCGTGATAGTGAGGAGCAACAGATGGTGTAGCAAACTCTCCAACAGGACCAGCACTCCAACTTACATTACCGTAGATATATGGTTCAACAATAGCAGTTACCTGATCAAATCCATCACTAGTAAATGTACTAATGCTGAATGTATCAGTAGCAGCACCACCAATATTAGCTCCACGCCATCCAATATACTGAATACCAATCATATCAATTGCATTGGGATTGGCAGCAAGAAGGGTAGAACCCATTTCACTAGTATAACTTGAATCAACTGTTTGCTTAAGAATAATATTTACGCCACTGGTTCTGTACTGCGTAGGAATATCAATAAAAATTTCTCTCCAGTTTGAGTAAGCATTATCATAATCTTCAGCATCACCCAAACCAGCATTTGTAAAGTCAGCTCTAGCTGGGATTAGTTCAGATTCAGTGCCATTTGGCCATCTAATATACAATCCTTCTCCACCATCATTCGGTCTTTCGCCACCATTCTCGTCATTGCCTACGATACCATAGACAAATAATGTTGTCGCATTACTAAAATCTAAATTAGAATATGTTACTTGTCTATTAAATTGAATGCTATTAAATGGTGATGTTCCTGGTGTACCAAATGCAAGATACTGAGTAGCATTCTTAATGTTATCAGTAACTTCCGATTCGCCACTTCTAAATCCAGAACATTCTGGAGATGTTGTAGTAGAAGTTTTACTTGCAAACTCACCTTCTCCATAGTTAATCAAAGCAGTGTTGCTATACGATGCTTTGGATGTCAGGAAACTTTCAGTTACACTGTAGTATACTGCTTCACCAGTCTGTCCTCCTGGTGTAATTTCAGATAATGGTGGTAACTGTCTAACAGTATTCAATACATATGTTCCGCCAGTCGATCCAGCAATATTAGGTTGTGCTGTTGTGTTACTATTTCCAGGTCCATCATCTGGAGACAAAGAAATACCGCCTGGTTGGTTACCATCAACAGAACCAGTACCCATCATCATCCTAGATCTGTAATCTGGTAGATTAAATGTAGTTGCTGTAGAACCGTATGTATCACCAATAACCTGATACAGAGCAATGTAATCAGATTTGTCTAAAGTTCTACCATCACATGGCAACCATCCTGGGAATCTAGATTCAATTTGCCAGTTATTGCCTTCTGTAGTGGGATTGGTGCTACTGCTCCATGTTCCTGGTTTAGGCACACTAATAACTGTACCAATAGAAGCACCAGTATGCTGAGTTGCTGTAGAGTATCTGTATGCCATATCAGTATTTGATTAGGTATTCTACCAGGATGTACGTAGGGACGATATCGTCCATTTTGAGTGTGTTGTCTGCAGATAATGTAACTGCAGTGGTCACATTGAAACCATCAACTTGCGTCGAAGGTATATATGACTCGGTATCTCTAGTTGGGAATGATCTTTCAATAACGTGTTGGTGAACTGCTAGTGTTTGTTCTCCAGCAATAGGTGTTACCTGTCCGATAATACCAACAGAGTTGATAGATTGTAGTTCTGGTGAAGCGTCAGAAACAGACATATCCTCTTCATAATCTTCATCATTGGCATATGCCCAGACAGGCAAGTTACTGTAGTGACCGTGTGCGAGATACGCTGTATCATTCACATTAATTTGGTCAGTAACAACACCAAGGTTTGTACCAAAGTTCTGGTTGCTAAGAAACTCCAACTCTGTTTGAGGAATTGCCATTGAACCATCATAATTAACAGTTACGCTAGTTCCTCTGTTCAATGTAAGTTCTGTTGCAATACCAACTCTAGGAATCTCATTGTTATCGTCATCCTCAACAGTTAGAGCAGTATATACACCAGAAGCACTGTTTGCTTGAACATATTTTGCTCCTAGATCTGGCAGTTGAAATGTACCACCAGACTGATTTGCTGCTACATCTTCTTCTAGTGTAACGTCTGGTTTTCTGAACTTAGAGTTTTGACCTACACCTAAAATTTGTTTTAAGTTTGGATATGCTACACCAGAAAGAATATCACCATTGCATCTCAAATAACCAGCAGGTATATAATTTTTCCAATCAGTTCCATTGGGATCATCACCATCTAGAGTTCTAGAAAAGGCAATAATAGTTCCAGGAAAGACTCCGTATTTTCCTCTTTCAAAACTGTAATTAGCTGCCATTTTAGTATGCTCTGATAATATGCAAAACGTTTAATTGAGGTGTTTGTGTATTGATACGGATGGTAGCAATACCCTCAAGAGAATCATTAACTGGTTGCATGTTGCCCCTCTGTATATTATTTAACACTAAAGTAGCAGGTAAATTCATACTACCCTTCGTAATTGAATAAAACTGTGATGGGTGATAGTGAGCATCCAAACTCTCCTGACCAGAGTTCAAGAAGTTTACATATGGGTGTGATGTATCAACAGCGGCAAATGACCATGGATCTGCAATATCACTTAGTGTATCCATGTTGTTACTGTCAACATAGTTATAGTTGCTGCTACCATTCTGTCCTGGGTTTCTTCTTGCTGCCCAACCGCTTGCAGATTGATAATTACCAGATCTAGTAATATATTCACCCTGCACAGGGCTACCATCAAAAACACCAATTCTCTGTCTTTCGTCAACAGGGTTGTTTGCTTCCATCCTGTTAAACTGAGGAGATCCACAGTCATCAGGACAAAATAGGAAGCAGTTTGCGTTACCATTATTCTGGCACGCTTCTGCCCACTGGTTTGGTGCAGAAACAACATCAAATGATCCTGTGCCTGTAGTTCCTTCACCACCACCGCCACCGTGTGAGTGAGTACCGATATGATGGTCACCAAGTGCTCTACCAGTGGTAGCTAGACCATCAAAGAATACTGGATCGTTTAAGTTTACCTCAGTGACAAATCCAAGCATATTGTTGACTGACTGGTTGAACTCTGCATACAAGTCAATCAAAGATGTTCTAACAAAGTTGGTCTGATTGGCACCATCAGTGCCCATTATATCCGTAAATTCGTTTGGAATATCATATCCACTAATACTATCATGTGATGGGTGATAGTCAGTCATACTCTTAGATTGGATGTTTGGCAGTTTAAAGTCAACATTCAATGTACCACCATATCTGTTACCAATGACTTCGTAAAGCATTGGGAATTCATCCACAGTCAACGTCTGGAAGTTACATTGTAACCAACCAGAAGGAATCTGTGAGATATCACCAGTCCAGGGGACAATCGTTCCAATCGCTGTCCCCTTTAGTGACTTTAGAAAGTTATAATTAACTGCCATCTATTATACCTCTACGAGCCTCCAACCTTGATCTGCGGATCCGATATTAGTTCCATCACCATCTGTAGCACCGATGTAGATTAGACCGAACGCTGCATTTCTTGTGTTGACGATTAGTTCACCACCACCATATGCAGTGCTCAAACCACCTAAGGTTGTGCCAGTAGCATCTCCTTGAATGCGGACACCAGATTGAGCACGGATGACCAGTTGACAATTATATGTCAAGTTGCCAGCGATGTCAACAAATCTAATCATGTCACCAGTTGCTGCAGCAGGTAGTCTTAGGACTAGGACTGTATCAGTACCAGCTGGTTTGACGATGTAGTTTGTATTAACTACAAGCTGTACTGCAGCATTATCACTGTTAGAAGGTGTATCAACGTAGACCCACTTTCTACCACCAGTCTCAGTTACCCAGTTGTTGATGTTATTGATATTTATTCCGCCACCAGTGATGTTGATGTCGTTATAAATGCTGACTTCACCGTCTCCACCAATCATGAAGTCAGGTGTACCACTGAAGTTAATACCAGTGGATCCTGCATACAATCTGAATGGACCGTCAAAGTCAATACCACCAGCAACATCTAGATCACCAGTAGACTGCGTGAGTTTCAATCTACCGTTGTTTAGTGCAGTATCTTGAGCATTTGTATTGGTTACCCAAAGGTCACCAGTGAATGCTGCAGCACCTGTTGCACTGAGTAGAGAAGCAGATGCAGTTGCAGTACCATCACCAATAATCTTGAGTTCACCATCACGGTTGATGACAAGTCTTTCAGTTCCGTTGGTATCACGCTCGATAACGAATCTGTTATCTGTAGTTGTAAGTTGAACTTGGAAGTCTGCTGTGCCAGAAACTTGGTTATCAACCAGAGTGCTGGTAAATGTACCAGATACAGTGTCAACAACCAGTCTGTTCTGACCAGTAACACCATTGTTGATAACGAATCTTTCTGGTGATGCATCAACAACGGTTACGATTCTTACAAATTCACCAGATGGGCAAGTATTACCAGCAGATAGTCTGAGGAAGTCTTGAGGACTGAACGATCCACCAAACTCACCAAGTTGAATGGTGGTTGCACTAGAATTGAGTGTAGGATCAGATGGTCCAGACTCACCTTCACGGATGAATGTTGCATCCTGAGTGAAGATTAGTTTTGCAACTGGTGCGTTGTCAGAGTGAGCAGCAGCAGTTGTACATGCAATACCACGCTCAACAACAACAGTTCTGTTTGCCTCACTAGGAGGATTCTGAACTCTAAGGATTTCATTATCAATTAGGAGAAGATCACCAACAGTTAGGTTATTAACGTTGTTGAGTGGTAGAGTTGTGGCAGTGCTGGTCATTGGAGTACCAGGGTTGCCAGTATCAACCTTAGCAGAATCTAAGACAACACGAGCATCAGTTGGAGTTCCAGTAATAGTGATTGGAGTTGTGCTTGCAGCAGTTCCAACCAACTGGAATGTCTGACCAGTAGAGTTGTAAACATAGTATAGAGTGTTTGTAGCAACACCTGTTAGTCCAGTTGTATCTGTGAAGACGACGATGTTACCATTGACTAGGTAGTTCGAAGGTCCAAGGACATTATCACAAACCAGTGTGTTGTTAGAAACTGCAACACTGGTGAATCTCAGGGAATCACAGTATCTTTCGATGTATGCATAGTGGTCAACGTTGAGACTATTGAGATCACCGATGTTGTGGTCAATAGCACCAGTTCCAAGAACACCTCTTGTTACTGTAACAGCACCGCTGTTGTTACCACCTTGCTGGGTTACATCACCCTCTAAGAGAGTATCGCCCTTAACATTAAGTGCGTTATTGATGGTTGTTTGACCAGCAATTGCACCAAAGTTTAGAGTGACAGCTCTGGTAAATGCGTTGACTTCAGCAGCTGCACCATTTCTGGTGAATAGATCAATGTTTCTAGCGTTAGATTGTAGTTCGACTAATACATCTTCGTTGTTAAGGATGCTAGTTAAACCGTTGTTGATCTCAAGGATCGAAGACTCAAGAATTGTCTGGAAGTTCTTGACAGTCAGTCTAGACTCAGCAGCATTTGCTCTTGCACCACCAATAGTGATTAGAGATCTGAAGGTGTTGGTAGTGTTAGGAACAGTACCAATGTTGATCTCAGAATCTTGAGATGCAGTATGAAGATCGAATCTAGTTGGACCTAAGAGGAAAGTACCAATGTTAACAGTTTGACTGTTGCTTACAGATCCTACAGCAGCAAATGTCTTACCAATATTAATTGTCTGAGCATTTACTGGTTCTCTGAAGAGATTGACAGTCTCTGCACCTCTGGCAACATTAAGTGTAGTTGTGACACTTTCGTCGATGAAGTTGAACGTTGAGGAATCAGTGGTAAGATCTCCACCATTGATTTCCATGTCAGTCTCAACACGAAGGTTGCCACTGATAAATCCGTTGCCATCAACTGCCAGTGCCTGGTTGTACAGACCGCTGTTAGAGTTACCGTTGAGTTGATTGTTGGTTACGTTAATACCAAGTCTACCACCATTGGTAGTAGAAACTCTCAACGTTGCCTCGTTATCTGGTGTGCCACTGTCGCCACCAACCAAGAATGCATTGTTTTGTGCAACTTCAGTTCTGTTAGCAAACAATGCATTGTCTAGATACTCAGACTGAGTGATTGTCTTACCACTGATAAATGCAGTACCAACAACATCGAGGTTTGCACGAGCATCAGTTCCTGCATCAACGAAAGCAAATTCGTATGCAGTGTGTGAAGAACGAGCAACAGTGTTAACACCAAGTTTGTAATCACCAATCTGCTCAGTGGTTGTTCTTAGTGCTTCTGCTCCAATAACACCAACTTCCTTCCAAGTGGAGTCAGAGAACTCCATAGTAGGAGGAACACTTGCATTGTTATTTGCAAGGATAGTAGCATTGATTAGAGTGGACCAAGATGGGTTAGAATCAGTTGTAGGAGTATTGCTTACATCGTTATAGACGACACTTGCAACACTTTCAGGAAGTTGAATGTATAGGTATGACTTGCTGAGGGCAAATGCATCAGTTGCAGGAGATACAATCTGGAAGATACCATCAATAACAACCGATGGGAAGAAGTTAGAGATTCTAATGCTAGAAGTCTCATTGATACCAAGTAGTTCGTTCGTTTGCTGAACACCATTTACTTGTGCCCAGTTGATCTTCAGATAAATGCCTTGGAATACCAAAGAATTGATCTTATCATCAGCAATATTGGTGTAGTAGTTAGCAAAGATCCAACCAAGAGATCCAGAACGCTGGACAGACTCGCCCTTGAGCAAGATGTCACCACCTACAGGTAGTTGTCCATTAGGACTCTGACCGTAGAATGCACGCTGTGAGGAATCAAGTGCAGTTCCTGAAGCAACTACACCATAAACACCAGTCTGATTAGGTGTTACGTTAGATGGTTCCAGTCCTACTGTATGTGTCTGGAACTTGTAGTTTTGACCGTTTCCACGAGAGTTGAACTGGAATACAGCAGCCTTTACATAGTTCTTACCAAGGAATACATCTCCAGATTCTCTTGGGTTGAAGAAACTTCTATCAAGGTTAGGATCATTTGGCGTACCGTCTGGGTTGTTGTTCTGTACACGAGATCTGATGATGATTGGTCCATCCTGCAGGGATAGATCATCATTAGCGACGTTGACCAGAATAGGAGAGTTGAATTGACTGACCTTTTCACCATCTCCACCATTAACTGTGATGTTCTGGTTGAATGTAACAGGAACATCGAAGGTGGTGACGAGAGAACCGATATCATCATCCTCATCGTCAGAGTCAAGTAATGCTGCTCTTTCGAGGAATTCTTCCTCACCAGTAATAGCATTAATCTTACGGTTACCAATGTATAGTTCACCGTTAGAGTTAATACCAGTGTAGA